CCTTAAATCTTGTTTAAAATAATTAGATCCCGAATCAGAACTAAACAATGAATAATCACCAAATGGAACAATAGTTGCTCCTGTTTCTACATCTATTATTGAATAACTACCACTACCTTCTGGCACATATAATGGAGAGGTAGTTGATTTGGTTGTAGACGCAGATTTTGTTTGATATCTCTCTCTAGCCCCAACTCTAAATCTTGGTTTTTCTGTTTCTTTATATGTATCTCTTAAATTAATCATATAAAGATAATTATCTTTTGTACCATCAATAGTTAATTGTGTTAAACCCGTATCACCTATAGTTGTGTGGCTATCCCACCCAACTTCAATCTTTGGTGAATATATGGAATTTGCATTGGATGAAATGAAATTTATATCGCCAGTTTCGGTTGATGAATCTTCTTGACTACCACTCCATTTAAGAATTAATCCGTTGTTTGATATAGTCCCATCTAACCAATTATTTACAATATCAGTTACATCCATATTAACATCTGGAGATTCATATGAAAATGATTGTGAGCATTCACCACTACCAGTTATCCAAGCACCACCAGACCAATTAGTATTATCAAAACTTTCATCACTTCTTTCCCAACTCACACCATTTCTACTATTTGGATCTTGTGTTGTATATCCAGTTCCATCTTCCCAACTTGATGATAGTGGGAATGTGGCTAATGAATATTCTGGTGAAAGTTCAGATGTTTTTTGTTCGTATAATCTTAAATAGTATTTAGCACTACTTGATATTTCATTAGATACAATTGATTGTGATAATTCAGCTAAATCAAATTGTAAAAGAACTCGTGAAACACCCTTTAGAGTATCAGTATCAAATTCTTTTTTAAGGACAAGAGTATTATCACCACCGAAATTCTTTTCAGAGTTATCATTTAATTCATATATGTAAGCATCTTTTGAAGGATATATAAAATGATACATTTAAAACTCCTTATCTAACTATTCCCTTTATATTTTTATTTGGGTTTTTTAATTCGAATACTGCTGGTTCATATGCCGGCATTATAACACCATCACCCGCAACAGCATTTGGTCCATAAAACTGACCAAAATCATAAAAATAACCATAACCTGGATTGTTACCACTAGAAGTTGTATTATCGGAACTAATAAGAGTATTATATAATCCTGGCGAAAATGCAAAATCCCCACCACTTTCTTTTGTAGTATTATAATCCATACCTTGTGTTAATGTTACATAATTTATCGATCTAACTCCATCAACCCCCATCAACAAATTCTCTAATTCGCTTGTATATATAATCTGTTTAAATTGCATTTCACTAATATTAAAATATTTTTTTATTGTTTCAATACATCTTAACTTTACAAAACTTTTATTTTCAGTTTTTTGAGATACAACATCAAAAGTTACACCAAAATTTATAATATACCCATTAAAAAATATTATCTGATCTGTTATCATTCTATACTGATTTAAATATTGTTTAAGATTTTGTTGAACCAACATTGGTGTATTGATTAAATTTCTCTTATTATCATAAGAAAGTAAATATAAATCAATTGTATATAATCTGTCATCTTGTGATATATTCGCATGTGCCATTTCTAATGTTTCTTCTAACATTTGGAAATCATCTTTATTTAATCCACCATCTTTATTTGCATCAAGTTTTTCCCGTATTTGATTTAATCTTTCTTCTTTTATTTTAATATCTAAGTTTGGTTCATTTATTTTATAATTTAAATCAATAACATCTTTAAGTCTAGTAACCAAATTTTGTAATTTTTCTCTTTGGGCACTTCGAACAGCACCAGCCCTAGCACAATAAACTTTTGCTATATTTCCAAACTTAGCAGACATATTTAAAGTTCTAGCTTCATAATCTTCTTTGGTTACGCAACGAGTTTGAGTTGAATGTTCCCCAATAGCTCTATGTCTAATCTCTTCTAAAGTTTCCCCCGCAGATCCACCAGCCGCTGGTTGTAGATTTGTTACAGTTATTCCAGTAGATGTGGTTGAAGCTAAATTACTTATTGTATCTATTTTTGTTAAATCTCCAGATGGCACATTAGTGGCTATCCCCCCACCAACTCTATATGTTACAGTTAAAGATATATGTGCTGGTGCTTCTCCAAGAGTTCCATAAGAATCTCCAAGCAAAGGATTTATAGACGAATTTAAATTTTCTTCACTACCAGGTAAATTAATTCCTGCTTGATTGAGTGCCAACATTAAATTTTCAAATGTTTGACCACTTCTCAATACACCATTTCCAAAAACAAGTGAAGTTCTATTATCAGCATTAACATCAATCATAAACCTTTTACTAACATTCCTATAATTTAAAGAATATGGAACTGGCATTTTTAAAATCGTACTATTACCAAGATTACTATAAGCACCATCTCTAACACTATCTGATGTATAATGAGTTTCGACTGGAACTTTATCTTGTGCTAAATAATCAACCTCATACCATTTATTACCATTTGAATCCTTTACACTCAAAATTTCCACCACGTTTATTTCTGCTAATGTTAATCTTAAAAATTTTTGACTGGCACCAATATTAAAAGTAGTAGTAGTTGTTTCTCCAGACACAGCGCTTACTTTACGAGTTAATGTATATTCTTCTGGAATCCCTGTTATACTTGCCACCTTTGTAGATTCTGGTGGGGCATCAACTGATGAGCTTACTGTAAAATCTATCACATCTAATGTTTCAAAAATAAGATTTGAATTTAAAGCAGACCCTACTTTCATTCCAGCATCAATAATAGATGCCTTTGAAAAATCTGGATTTCCTTTATTATTAGAAACAATAACTTGTTTAACAGTCAATTCAACATAAGATGGTGAAATTGGTTTAACTTTATAACCATACGATTTGGCTAAATTTATAATATTTCTTCTCTCTTCGGCTAATGGTAATAACATTTCCTTATATTGGGTATCAACATAAAAGTTTAATACATCACCAACATACGCGGACATCTCAAGCAACATCATACCAGTAGATGTTTCATTAAAATCTCTATAAGAATTTGGGAAATAAGATTTTGCATAACGTATTAAAGATGTTTTAAGTTCATTAAAATCCTTTCCAACATAATTAACATTAGTAGTTGATAATTTATTTTTATTGTTATATGGCATTATTATTCTCCAATTGTCACTTGAACTGATTCGGTTGCATTTGTATCTTTATTTAAACCAAACTTAACAAATATATTTAATTTATTATATTCAATACTAGCCGCACTTTCAGACATACCAACGGTCAATTCTAAAATTGTAATATATGGTAGCCAATAAGCAAATGTATCTATAATATTGTTTTTTATAGCCATTTGAATATCCGGTGTAAATGGATCAAATAAATACCTTTTTAATTTAACCCCAAAAGTTGGTTGCATAACCCTCTCACCAAGTTCAGTTAATAAAAGATTTCTTATATTATGTTTTGTGGCTTCTAATACTGTTGTAGTAGTAGCAAACATTCCATTTAGTCCAGAATGTAATGGATAATCTAAACCAATAGATATATCATCATCTCTATCTTCTATAAAAGGTTTTTTTGTTTTACTTAAATCTATTACTGCCATTTATTATCCACCATTTTTTATTTTTTGTTTTTCATCTATTGCTTTCATTATCCCACTATAATCTTTCTTTAAAAAATCTGGTGTCTGACCATCAACAACTACACCACCAGTTTGTGGTTGTTCTGTAGAACCATCAATAAGATCAGCCATTCTATCGGATGTAAATGTAGTTCCACCCATAGTTTCCCAGTCTTGTCCAGCTTCAGTATTATTTAACACCTCATTCAAAACTGGATTCTTTGTGTAGTTTTGTTTCTGTTTTGGTTTAGGTTTTTGTACTGGTTGTTTTTTAACTCCACCAAGAACTTCTTTTAAACCCAAACGGATTTCTTCTCTTACTACTTCTCTTATTACCATTTTTAATTGACTCATTTTCATAACTTATGTTCTCCTATATTAAAAATCTTGTTGATAAAATCCTTTTCT